GGGGTTCCGCCGGGGTTATCAATCGGAGTATCAAAAAAGATTGTTGCTCCGGTGATTCGAATTATCCGCACCGGATATCCGCCTACCTTCATTACTTGGGATTGAAAATCAACCAGGTCACCTTTAAGCATGACCAGGTTTTCAAAGTCCATATCGATGGATATTTTTTCTTGCCGGAGCCTAGTCTGCGCCAACCAATAACGTCCAAGCCTCCACGCATAGGAAGGAGTATTGCACCCGAAGGTATCGATGGATTCAAAGATTAAAGCGTTCCCGGCATTATAGCCTTCCTCGGTGTTATAAACTATCTGCTCTGAGATATTCCAATCTGATTCTGGATCGACAAATTTAACCTTTAGGGCATGAGGCATTTTAATATAGGTTCTATTTGAAGCGAAATTATTATAATTTCTCTCGGTTAAAACTTGAACTGGAATAGTTTTTTGAGAATCTATTATCACCCCGTATTTGCCAGCGATTACCGAGAAGGTCGCCCTCCCTGCGGAGCAAACTTGATTTATAAGTTGCATAACGGTTGTATCAAAATCCAGGACAAAAGAACAAACCGCCTGCTTTTCATTAACGACTGCAATCTCTCCATTCATTTCAAGATTAAAAGTCCTGATGGTATCGCAATAATTTGCCCATTCAAGGATCGAAGATAAATGAAGCATCGATTTATTAACCGGATTTCCATTAACAGGGCCAGTAAGGATATCAACTAAAATCCAAGCAGGGTTGGAAGTTGGTTTTTCAACCCAAGCTGTCCCATCCCAAGTATCTAAAATGGATGTTGATATGACGGAAACATTTTGGAGCGATCCAGATAATTGCTCATTTGCCTTTATCTTCATTTCCAGAAAAGTATGTGGGACAGGAGTAACAATCGGGGCAGTATATTTAACGGATTTAATCTGCGCCAAATACATTTCATTGACGTGTCTTATGGTTCCAGCACCCGTCGTAGCTATTTTTTTAATCCTAACCGGATAGGTTGCAGGAGGAAGGCCGCCTATAATGATTGTAAAATAAGTTGGATTTTGTTTGTTGGCGGTTACCTGGAAAACACCTGGATTATTAAAAGTCGTGTAAAATGTTCCATCAGAACTATAAAAAAGATTATCGTTTAATCCGATATAAATATCATTGGGGATAGCACGATCTAAAGTTATATAAGTTCCATCCACCGCTATAATTTTATATCTTACTCCGCTTATACTTATTGAAGCATTGATAACTGGTAGGGGATTGGATGAGTATTGGATTTTAGTTGTCCCGGCAGCGATATAATACCAGTATCTATAGATGGTCCATCCGCCATAGAAATCCCCCCAGGGATTAAAATAATAAGTTCCTGATATAACTTTATTATTCCAAAGGCGGATTGAATAATTAATGGATGTATCCGAGGCCGATTGTCCTAAATCAAATCTAGGGGCATCTGAATGGGGATGCCAAATGCCTCCGGCAAAATATTCAACCGATAATTCAACCGTTTCATTTAAAAGATTTCCATTGGCATCCAAGGAAAAAAGCCCCTGAGGGAAAGCTATATCAACTTGAAATTCTTCGGTGGCGGGCTTGGTATTTCTAATTGCTTCCCCGCCTGTGGGTATTAAAACTTGGAAAGTTTCTGTTTCATAATCGTTTAAATAAATCTGAAATTTTTCTGTGGGATGATAAATAATATTATAATTAATCTCGGTGAAATTAGATAAGGGAGTTGATCCGATATAAATCTGGATATTATTTTTATCAATCTTCCCAACGCCCAAATCAAAAACCGTATAGTAATCATTATTATTGGCGTTCCATTGGGTGTAGGGTTTCACGCAAATATTGGGAAACATTTTATGATAACCATACAACTTAAGAACCGGACCAAATGGTTTAAAGGCATTCGAGGCGGAACCCAATGAATATGTTTGGGATGATTCCTGGGAGTTATATCTTGACTGAGATAGCGCAGGCTTTGGCGGCGGAAATAAAAGCCCGGATGCTCCACCTAAAACCATTCCAATTCCAGCGATAACTAAATAGGTGGATGTTCCAGCAGAGAAGATTTCAGTAAAAAGCCCGACAACAATTAAGACAACTCCCACGACAACTTGAATCCAGCTTTTGCCACCGCCTCCACCGCCTCCGCCCATAGGGACTAAACTTATTTGGACAATGGCCCCTGGAAGTGGCCTTACTAAATGCCAATTTTTCCTAGGGATCTTTACTCCGCCGATTTGTACTAAGACTTGCGGGAGAAGTTCGTGGTGAATATTTAAAGAAACTATTATTTCTTCAACGGTGGTATCCCGTTTATACCATTTGGAAATGGTGGTGCTGTCCAAAAAATGTGGACGATAGGTGAGATTGATTTTATCTGTTTTGATTAAATCATTCGCCATCTGCTCTCAATCCTTCGGTTCCAACTTGGGTTATCGTATTCCGCTAAATGTGACCCTACCTTATCCAAAGTATGCAGGAAATATCTATCATCAACACAAATCCCCAGATGGGCGGGCAGCCCATAAGTTCTTATAACCAGTAAATCACCTGGAAGTTTTGGAGATTCGCATCTTTTAAATTTGGCATTATTAAGGGCGTAGAATATTTTGGATTCATTGTTATTTAAAATATCCCTATAGAAAAGGATCACAAGCCCAGCGCAATCCGCCCCTTTATAATCCCGGCCTAAAGGAGTAAATGGGATCCCGATTAGTTTATTTATCAAGTGAACATCCCAGGATAAAACTGAGGCGAGTACAGCTCGCCAGGGATCCTTTGATTAAATAAATCATTTAAAACTAATGTGGCAGTTATCTGACGATTGGAATAATTTATTTTACTAAGGAGCAAATCCCCGATGGATATTTCCACCACATCAGGGAGGGATTTAAGTATCGCTTCAACTAAAACATTAGCGGGCGTTGTGGTTGATCTAAGTTCATCCATTAATTCAATAGGAACATTATCTAAAACAATGGATATCTGGGGGATTGATTCCCCGTCGTTTGTTTGTAAAGTTATCCTCATCGCAAGGGCGGTAAAAGTATTTCCTCTTGAGATTACATCCTCATTATTATTTACAAGTCTGATGGTTGGGAATTGGGGATGGGATAAAGTTATGAGCAGGAGAAATGGATCGGAGCTTTCCTGTAGAAAGAATTGAGTTAAAGTATTTTGGGTAAGTGTCCTTGGCATTTTATAGCTGCTCCCATTGCATGGAGATTCTAAAATGAAGTGGACCTATTGCATTTAATTGGGGTTCTTCGGAGAATCGATAAGTGGTTTGAAGCTGAGTCACAGGATGATTATAAAAGAAAGTTTTTGTACCACCTGATAAGGTTACATTATAAAAGTTCTTAAAAGTCTGATAGCCCGCCATCGTAACGATGATATTGCAATTTAGAACGGGCATCTCTTTAGAATAGACCAATCTTTTTTTCTTTGGTCCTATAGCTACATCGGTAGTTAGCGTTCTAGGATTTTGGGTTTCTTGGTAGTCGTCGTCAAGAAGCGTTTGTAAAGTTGGTGGCCATAATTCTGGTGGCATCTATCTCACCCCCGCCCTTGAAAGCCCAAAATTATTTTGCATAGTTTTATCCATCTGTCCTGTTTGGAAAACAGTTTTAATTTTTTGGGTTATATAAACATCAATCTTTTTAACTCCATTTGGATCTTCCGATTCCTTGGTTTCAACTTCCGAATCTTTTGTCTGATTGTAAACATTAACAACGGTGGAGCTGCCTCCTTGCCCAGCAGATTTCACGCCTAATGATCCTCTGGAATCCCTGTGAAGGGGCATAATTGCCTCCGGGCCAGCTTCTCCCATTAATCCAACTCCTGAGGCGAATGGAAATAAAGTGGGCTTGGTAACGACACCCCCTTTGGCAAACGGAGTTACATTTCCATTTTCAAATACTGCTCCCTTGGCGACAAATAAATCAATGGCAGCAACCAGACCTTTTTGAATGGCCAATTTTATAAGGGATGTAGATATGCTATCAAATAAACTTTTTAATTCCAGTTTTCCAGTCTTAACAAAATTAGTTAGAGAATCAGTCATTCCATTAAATAAATCTTCCCCAATCTTATTCATTCCCTCTGCGATGGTTGGAACCTTGGCAATAGCTTCCTGCACTCCATTTTTAAATCCACCCCAGACATCATCGGTTTTTAATCCTTTAAGTTGTTCGCCCAGTATTCTA